AAGAATAAGGCCCGAGAAGTAAAATTCTCGGGCTTTTTTATTGCTGTAAATACGGCATGTCTTATAGAATTGCCTGCCATACACTGTTTGATATAACTAAAACAGGAGTGTTAAATCGTGCTAGACCAGCTGACGATGTGACAGATATTGATAAGTGGGTCAATCAACGCGCTTCACAGTGTAATTACGATACTATTTTACAAGTAATTTCCTTGCGGGCACAGCCCGACAATTCAACGTCACCTATTGAAACTATTGTAGACCTTTCAAAAAAGCATATGTTTGGTAACGTTTTTACTAAAGGCAAAACTTCAATGTGGAGTTTTGATTTTGAAGTACAAAATGAGTCTGTATTTAATGATGGAGATAGTCCATTGGGAGCATTAGAAATTGACTGTCAAGGCGTACCTATGGTCAATACTATAAATCAATTGAAAAATTTAGACTTAATGCTAGACGTTACTAAAGAAAAAAGAAACATTATTTTTGTTAAATATAATCATGAACAAAAGTGACATTAAGAATAAAATTAATGAGTTGTTTATATCCCGTGACAACGACGGGACTTATAACCTTTTTGGGAATTATGTCATTTCAACAGTAGACGGTCAATATCATTTAGTTAAAGAAACCGGTACTGAACCACTAATTTTTTATAGTCTAAAACATGCTGTAACTTGGTGTGTTTTTGATAAAGCAAACAAGTATAAAGAAGTAAAACGTGTACATGAATTGGACAATGAGATTGTTTCGGCTGATGCTCTAATAGCAAATTACAACCGTCTTATGTCTAAGTGTACAAACAGCAATAAATACATATATAAAGCGAAATTAATAGAGCAGAAACTTAAAAAGCGCAAGATGCTACAAGAAATAAGCGATTTTACTGGATTATCCAAATATATGCAGTCAAAGAAGTTTGCTGAAAATCAGCACAAATAATCGCTTAAGAGATAAATATATTATAATACTGGGATATTACTATGAAACTTAATGAACTAGGATATGCTGACACAGCGGTCAAGGCTTTAAAATCAAATTTTGATTTTAATTTAGATGTTACTAAATTAGATCGCGCACAAACCTTTAATTTTTTATCTAAGGTTAACAATGCTCTTAAAGAAGCAAAAATGAAGCCAGACTTTGCAAGTTCACAGAACAACGAAAATTATCTAAAGATGACTTTCGTAGCCCAGGCATTAACTGAACACTATAAGTCATTTAAAAAGACACGCATTGTTGTAGAAAACAAGGCTGTGGAAGAAGCACAGGTTACACTTGCTGCACAAGATATGATTGATAGCGTTCAAAAAATGATTGAAGAAGTTAATGATATGTTAGTTAAAGAACTACCTGCATTAACAGACAGCATTCTTTCAGAAATGGGTGCAGAACCATCTAGTCAATTTAATCAAGTTGCTAACCAAGCATTGACAACTTTGAACCAGGCATTAAGTCAAACTAAACAAGGCTTGCAAGAAGCAATGAATGCAATTATTCCTGCTGACGATGCTGCACAATTTGATCCAAGCAGCGGCGGTGAAGAAATGGCAGTTACTGATATTGCTGTAAAAACACCACAAGGCGATGCTGATGCAATGATGGCAGCAGCCGGCCCTGCCCCAGTTGAAGCACCAATAGAAGAACCTGAAGAAGAAATGACTGGCGGAGTTGGTAGAGCAAAGAGGTAAGTAATGTACCTCTACGAATTTACCAATGATTATCTAGCAGCCAATATTATCACAGCAGTAGATAATTTAAAGCAAAAAATTCATAACGGTGAAATTAGTCGTAATTTTACCATGGATGAATTATTAGATTATTTTGAAAATTTTGGTATTGACTTAAATCCAGTTGACGTTTATACGATGAGTCAAGTTCAACCGCTTAAATCTGTAGTACATCCTATTAGCGGCAAAGAAATAAGATTTAAAGGATTGGCTCAAGATCCAACACCAGCAGAATCTCCTCCCCCTGAAATGAGTAAAGAGGTTGTTGCTAAGATGGCTAAAAAAGCCCAAAGATAATTGATTTAAATTCTTTTTTAGTTTAAAATTATTCAGATGATTACTTTAACTGAAAGCGCAAAACTACGGTTCAAACAACAATTAAAAGAACGCGGCAAAGGACTAGGTATAAGATTGGGCGTGACTAAAACAGGGTGCAGTGGTTACGCATATCAAATTGAATTTGCCGACGAATGGCGTAGTGAAGATTTTTTAAGTATACACGATGATGTTTATATTTGGATCACTACAGATGCGCGCCAATACCTTGATGGCATGACAGTAGATTACACTAAAAAAGGACTTAATGAAAAATTTGAATTTATAAATCCCAATGAAGCGGGACGTTGCGGATGCGGAGAGAGTTTTACTGTATGAGTTTAGAAATATCACATATTGTTACAAATGGTTGTAGTTATACATATGGTCAAGGTTTATATGATCCTCCTGTTGAAGCATGGCCTGCTTTACTTGCTAAAAAGATAGGAGTCCCTATAGTAAACATTGCAGATCCTGGCTCCAGTAATGATGGTATAGCACGAAGAACTTATAACTATTTTTATAAAAACTTTAATACTAATTCCAAACCTCTTTATATAGTAGCGATGTCTCAATCACATCGTATGGAACAATATTATTCAGAATATACTCATAAAAGGGGACAGACTGAAAGTATACAAGATTATATGTATGTAGCAGCATATGATCAGGATGATCCTATAGCAAAAGCCTTATATGAACAGTTAGATGAAAAAGGTCTTTTTCTATGTCAAGAAAAAAAGTATAGACTATGGGCATCGTTAATTAATTTGTTTAGGGCACATCATAATCCTTATTTTATAGGAGATTACATGCCCGATGATTTAAATACCACAGATGCATTTATGAAACAAAATTATAGCGAACTTTATAATTTTGTAAATTATGATCCTTTCAATATAGGAAAGTTTAATTTTGTCACAAAGGGGTATCCAAAAGCAAAAGACGGCGGACACGATGGTCCTGAAGCACAAGTAGTGTTAGCGGACTACATTTATAACAAGATTTTAGAAAAGTATGATGACTTTAAAATTATAGAAAGTTCAGATTTTATCACATTAAAAAACTTTCAAACTTCTTTCCAAAGAAGATTTGAGTGTAATAATAAATGGTATCGTCATCTTATGAATCTGCCGTATCCTAAAGACTATGATATATAATTATGAAATATATTCCAACTAAATTTAACTATCCTTCATTAGAAAAAACAAATGTAAATGGTTCTAGAAAATATGTAACTCCGGACGGGTTTGCAGTTCCCAGTGTCACCACGATCTTAGAAGCAACCAAGCCTGAAGAAAAGAAACAAGCATTACTAGAATGGCGAAAGCGTGTAGGAGAAGAAAAGGCTAAACAAATTACTACTGAGGCTGCCGGTCGCGGGACACGTATGCACAAGTGGTTAGAAAATCATGTTAAAACTGGCACCACAGGCGAACCAGGATCTAATCCTTACAGTAAACAAAGTCATCAGATGGCTAAAACTATAATTGAAAATGGTTTGAATAATTGTCAGGAATTTTGGGGTACTGAAGTCAGTCTTTACTTCCCCGAAGTTTATGCAGGAACCACTGACCTTGTTGGAGTGCATGATAATACTGAATGTATCATGGACCATAAGCAAACCAATAAACCTAAAAAGCGTGAATGGATTGAGGATTATTTCCTACAATTAGCAGCATATGCAAATGCACATAATGAAGTATTTGACACCAAAATACGCAAAGGGGTTATCTTCATGTGTAGCGCAGACAATCAGTATCAAGAATTTATAGTTGAGGGCAACGAGTTTGATCGTTATTCTGATCTATGGTTTAAGCGTTTAGAGCAGTATTATTCCACATTTTTATAACGCTAATTTAGTATAAATAGTTGTAATACCGGTATATTATAACTATGTCTATTATACAGATTTCTAAAATTTTACAGCGATCAGGTGATTTGGTTGATCTTCCACAGTTAGATCAAGCAGAGATCGGTTTTGCTAGCGATGCAAGTCGCTTGTTTATCGGAAAAACTACTGGAATCCCTGAAAACGTTGAAATATTAACAGCATATTCTAATATATCTTTCAGTCAAATTGACGGCGGATATGGTAATTTAAACATAAGCAATAGTGTTGCCGATGGCGAACTATTAGTTTTTGACGGAAATAATTGGGTCAACAGAGGCGGTGATGCCGGTGGTTTGATAGATTTAGGAAACGCTTCTGACGTAAAATTATCAGGCGGCGGCATAGGCTTTGTTTTAACTACAGATGGGACCGGCAATTTAAGTTGGAGTCCAAAAGCTGTTGTATCATATAATATCGCAAGTATATCAAAAGCAAATCCCGGTGTTGTTTCTTTTGATGAAGAAATATACCTTGTAAACGGCGCCGAAGTTACTATAACAAATGTTCAAGGTATGACGCAAGTAAATGGTCAGTCATACTTTATAGGAAATTTAACAGCCAATTCTTTCGCGCTTTATAGTGATATAACTTTACAAAGTCCAGTAAACACATCTGGATTTAGTACATATACTACAGGCGGTAAAATTACAAGCGCAGTAGGCGGCAGTGAAGGTTCAGCCAATGCTGCAGGTACTACCGGAACGATACAATTTAATACAAATAATTTATTGGATGCAAGTGCAAATCTAACATTTAATAAAACTACATCAGTATTAACTGTTACAGGTAATGCAAATGTTACAGGTAATTTAGTAGTAGGAAGTAGTATATCAGCATCAGGACCTTTAACAACGACCAGTATTACTACAGGGTCAAACGTCACTGCAGGTACAATAACCGGAAACTGGACATTAACAACAGGTTCTAGATTACAAGCAACATACGCTGACTTAGCAGAATACTATGCTGCCGATAAACATTATACTCCTGGTACTGTTTTAGAATTCGGTGGAGCAAATGAGGTCACACTTGCTAAAGAGGAATCTGTTAAAATTGCAGGAGTCGTATCAAGTGAACCTGCATATGTCATGAACGGTGATATACGTGCAGAGCATCCGGTTATCATTGCTTTAATAGGTAGGGTTAAAGTTAAAGTAATTGGTTCTGTTCTTAAGGGAGATATGATGGTTTCTGCAGGAAATGGATTAGCGAAAGCAAGTATAATTTCACCTAAAATGGGCACAGTAATAGGTAAAGCCATTGAAAATAAATTTGACGGTGATGAAGGAATGATTGAAGTCATGGTTGGTAGATTATAAGATAAATATTAGAAAGGATAATTAAAATGGCCTCATACGTATATACACCAAGTGGTACAGCAACAGCATCAGCAAATATCGCTACTGATAAAGTACGAATTGCTACATCCGATACAGCTATTCAATACACAACTAGTTTCCCTAACGTAGCATTGACTGGTACCGTTACATGTGCTGCAAATAGCAATGTTGTTACTGGGTCAGGTACAGCATTTTTATCACAACTAAATATTGGTGCTTGGATAGGAAACACTAGCGGTAATACTGTAGGTATCGTAAAGTCAATCGCTAACAACACAAGCCTAACATTGACTGCGAATGCAGCAGTAGCCATAGCAGGAGCAACAGCACGTTATAATCCTTACGGTGTAGCATATACAGTAGCAGATGCTAACAGCACTATGATTCCTGCTAATACTATTGAAAATAGCATTATCGTAGGTCAAGGAAATATCGTATCATTTTTACGCAATGGAAGTGGATCAGATCAATTCAGCATCACTGAATTAGGGATGCCTCATCCTAACACTGGCACAACTGGCGTTCTAGCAACTCCAGCAGCTGGTGGTCCTTCAGAATAATACCCGCGTAATAAAATAGCATTTTTTGATAAATATAAACATGTTGTGACGTTGTTGTTACAACTTATGCGGTTCCCGCCGCGTACCGGCTAGAACCCGGCACCATAGGAGATAAAACAATGGGTCGTCCACTTAAAATCGCAAAAGCACAAGCCGTAGTTACTATCACAGCAACTAACGGTACTACAGAAGTAGTAACAACAAACGCAAACTTTACTAACCTAGGCATCATTGCTGGCATGCCATTCATTCCAGCAAGTAACGTAGGTAATCTAGTAGCCGGTACAACATACTGGATATTACAAGTATTGAACGCAGGCAATAACAGCACATTCACAGTATCAGCAACAGAATTGTCAGCAAACCCAACATACACTAAGTTCAACTTAGGTACAGCAGGTCCTGTTACTGTAGCAGCATCAGTTGGTGTTGTTGACGCATATTTCAATAATCCAATCGGCGGTGCAGGTTATCCAGCAACAAACGCAAATACATATGGCGTAGTTGGTGGTAACACAGCAATCTACGGCGCACAAACATTAGTTCGTGTAGCAGTAGGTCAGAATGGTACTGGTACAATCAGTGCAAGCACAAGCAGCACTACTGTTACTGGTACAGGTACATTATTCACTACTGAGTTATCAGGTGGTGAATGTATTACTGACGCAGAAGGAAATGTATTAGGTTTCGTTGATACAATTACAGATGACGTTACACTTGATCTACTTGCAAATAGCAATGAAGATTATGATGGTGCATTTGTGTTTGCATTAAACGAAGCAGGATTTATTGTTCGTCAAAAGGGTAAGACAAAATATCTTGTTACCGGTACAACATCAGGCTTAACTGCCCCTTGTTATACTGCTAACGTAGCAAATGCTGCTCTTACACCAAACACATTTAATATCCTAGCAACTTATGCTAACGCTGCAACACGTTATGTATATTCATTAAATGATTATAACAGCGAAGTGTTCCCAGCACAAGTAGCAGCAGCATCACTTGTAGCAGGTACAGTATATACCATTTATAATGCAGGCAACACAAACTGGACAGCAGTTGGTGCATTTGCAAATATGACTGGTATTACATTCGTTGCAACAGGCGCAGGTTCAGGTACAGGAACAGCAGTTCTAGCATCTGTAAATCCTGATGTGATCGCATCATTCAACAGCGCAATCGCTGCAAATGCAAACGCATCACTACCACCTGTAGTAACTATCAGCAACGCATAATAAGGAAACTTAAATGGCAGCAGCAGTTAGAAAAAGATTTGAACAAACTGTTACAGATGTAGCACTTTTACAATTAGAAGTTAGTAATCTTCATGAAAAGGTTGATGAACTAAAATCTGATGTTAAAGATCTCCATGAGTGTTTAGATCGTAATATGACTGAAACAAAGGAATTTCTAAAGGAATTCCAAGAGCAGCAGTCTAAACAGCATGAAGAATTAGCAGACAAAGTATCTGGTATTGAAAAGATAAAATGGATGCTAATGGGCGCAGCAGCAATACTGGGCGCTACAGGTGTTGAAGCAGTTCAGATGTTTCTAACAAGTTGATGATAGTCAATACGACTAGTAAAAACGGGGCTTTATGCCCCGTTTTTATTTTGTGAGTGTAATTAATTTTTCTTTAACAATATCAATATTGACTGTGCTAAATAATCCGGGATGCATTGGTTTAGGATGCTGATCATGGCCTATCCAAGCATATCCTACATGTTCATTGTTTAGTAAAGGCACAAATTCATCTTCAATAGCACAGAAAAAGGTATGATATGTAAAACTATTATTGACAAATTTTTGTATGGGAACTAATTTAGCATTTTTTGGAAAATAACTGATTTCTTCTAAACATTCCCTTTCAAGTCCTTCTAATAATGTTTCGTCAGTTTCAATTTTACCGCCGGGTACACCCCAAGCATAATTGGCATCACTACGCATCAGATATAAAAATCTACCAGTCGTAGTACAATAAAAGAATATGCCAGCCGAAGTATTTCTCATTGAGATAGTATAGCAAATACAATATTAAATTACAATACTATAATCGCCCTGATCATACCACCCTTCATATGATTTCATCCATTGCCCTTCTTGCTGTACATAACGGTACTGTATATTAGTAGTTAGGTTAGTTACATATTGCACAGTTGTTGATTCGCTTGCATCAAAAGAAACGAACCAAGACATAGTAGATGAATTAAATTGAATAATGTCATTTGCACTTGCAACTAAATCTCCCCAAGCAGCAGTTGGGCTACCCTCACTACCCACATCTTCTACAATCAAGTATCTACGACCATTAATTGGTCCTGGCAAACCGAAATTTGGTCCTTGGGTAATTGGATTTATTACTGCATCTACTGGATCTAAAGTATTTTGCGGTAATGTGTCTTGGTCAATATCGTAAATCAATATTCTATCATCTAATGGATCTTGAACTATTGTGCCTACTATATCATCTTCCATATAAGGATTTTGTAACCATATCTGACTTATGCCTGGCTTGTATTTTCCATATACGTTTAATAAACTGCTCCAGTATAAGTTGGTGTTAGGAGGAACAGGTTCAGACAAACTAGTGTTGGATGGATTAAATGCTTCATTAGCAGGTAATAACTGTAATTTATTTCCAAACAGTAACAATTTATAACCATAAGGGGTAATTTTTTGTCTAGTGCCTAATAATAAATCTTCATCCTGAATATCTTGTAATGCTTTACCCTTATAGATGCTAGCAATAATTTTATGTACAACACCCATTTTCTTGAGTTTGCTGCTCGTACTTATCCATATAGGTAAATAAAATTTCCAACTCATAACATCAATAGGATTATTATTTCCTATCGGTATGCTACGTGAACTAAATGTTAAACCATCTTGATATACTACAGTCAATGATGTCCAGTCAACAAAGTTATCTGTGCTTTGTATTTCTAAACTTGGGTTGAATAGTGTACCTAACTGTTCAATCAATTCTAATTTTTGATTGTAGTTTGTAGTCCAAAAATCTACCTGCATTCTCAAAGTGTAAGGTACGGGCATTAATCTTTCAATTGTAAATGCTTGTCCTTGTACTTCTTCAAAAGTTTGTGTTTCTTGATTATACTGTCGTTGTCTTACATTTAATCTATCAACGAAAAAAGGTTCTTGTGTACGTCTTTGATCATACTCTAAACCAGTGATAAAGTAAGTTATAATAGGAGCACTAGGTAGTGTACTTGCGCTATTATTGGCAATGATAGTTGAAACTTGTCTACTTTGATCGCCGTACATTACCGGCACACGAACTAGTATATCATTTCCGTTAGGATCTTTTCCTTTAGTTACATACCAATTGCTAAAAATTTTTGCAAACTGTATAAGGAATCTGCGTATCTGATTGTCGTAAAAAAATTGTGCCATGTATTACTCTATAGGTGGTAAATTGTCTGGTGCTAAATCTAAAA